CCTCCCTGGACCAGCCTGCGAACGCTGGAGGAGGCTTCCCGTCAATTTGAAAACGATGAGTCCGGTCTCGAACAGAAATGGATCAATCAGCTCATCAAGCCCGGTTCCTCGCTGGGTGGCGCTCGTCCGAAGGCCACCGTTCTGGACACAAGCGGAAATCTGTGGATCGCCAAGTTTCCGTCCAAGCACGATGATGTTAACGTGGGCGCATGGGAAAAGGTCACCCATGACCTTGCAAGACTTTGCGGCTTGGATGTTCCTGAATCCATGTTGATCGACTTCTCCAAGTACGGAAGCACCTTCCTTGTACGAAGGTTTGACCGGAATGGCGCTGCGCGGATTCATTTCGCGTCCGCCATGACAATGCTTGGAAAAACAGATGGGGCTTCGGCGGCGGACGGCTCCAGTTATCTTGAGCTGGTGTCCTTTATCAAGGCCAACGGCGCTGCTCCCAAGAAAGATCTGACGGAGCTGTGGAAGCGGATCGTGTTCAATATGGCTGTTTCCAATACGGATGACCACATGAGAAACCACGGCTTTATCCTCAAGTCGGATGGCTGGCATCTCTCGCCCTTGTACGATGTAAACCCTGTCCCGGAGGGTGACGAGTTGTCCCTCTGTGTAAATGAGGACGATGCGACGATCTCCCTCGACCTTGCGCTGGAGATCGCACCGTATTGTGAGATCAGCACCAAGGACGCGACAGCTATGGCAGCAGATGTCCTGAAAACCGTCCGAGATAACTGGAATCGTCTGGCAGCAGAATGCGGATTAAGCCGGAGCGCACAGGAATATATGCGGCCGGCCTTCTCGCTGGCTCTTGAATAACACAGCTTGATTCACCATCAGATCTCCCTTCGAGCAAGGGGGATCTTTTTTTGCCAGTCACAAGCCAAAGAACATTCCGCATGTGCTATTCCTCAAGGACAGGATCGTCTGCAAGGGGTTCTTCGTTTTCCTCTACAAAGTCATCTTCCGCAGCAACCTTTCCAGAATGCAGCTTCGTCATTCGCAAGGTGTATTTGCATTTTCGGTTATAAGCAACGAGCATAGCTTCGGCGTAGCAAAGAGACCCTGCTCCACGCTCTTTAGCGATGCGAGACAACTGCCGAACAGACATGAAGCCAACCCTCTCCTTAAAAGTTTCGTCACGAAGCTGGTCACCAAATGCTACGACCATTCTCGCAACACCAGCTAATACATTTGCCCCCAGAGAGTCGATATCCCCCTCCCATGTACCAACACAGAGTCGCAAAGTTCGATCAAGCACATGGTAACCATATTTGGTGTAGATCCGCTCCAGCGTGGCAACCGCACAGATTACGCCATATGCTTTGGTCGGCCCGATAGAAAGAGAATAGGATTCAACGAGCCGCTTAATAACAAGCTGCTGCTCATTCCCTGCTTCGATATTGGCCATGAATATCTCATAAGGCTTCAACGGGCGCACATGCTTCATCTGATTTGCAAAAATGTCTGCTTCGTTCTTGTAATCTAAGCTGTCATAAATCATGCACCAAACAGGAGTCTCCCGCGAACCGGATACAGTAGCAACAATCTCTATGGTGTGCTGACCATTAAAGACATAGTTGACACCATCACGGCGGCTCACCTTTACCGGGTTGATTTGGTTCAGGTCGAAATCCTCGATGGCTTTTTCAACCTGTGCCTGAGACAATGGCCGCTGGTATTCCTGATTAGATACGAGATTTTTGATTGGAATCTGCTCGAAGTGGACATTCGGAACAAATCTGCTGAAGTCTTGCATTAGTCTACCTCCCTGATTTCTGAGAGCATCTCGGACACCTTCTCCTGTAGTGACAACAGCGCCTCCTCAAGTTTGCTTTTTGCACTCGTTGAAGCGGCGTTCATATCCGCATTGTTTCTGGCTCGCTCGATGGAACTGACCCATGACGGAACGGTCAGAGTCAAACCGGCGATTTCGGCATCCGGGTCGTGCATAGGGGGAATTTTGATAAGAGGTAAAGTTTCCTGCATAGATTCGACTGGCTCCTCATCTGTATCAGCAAATTCTTTTCGTGTGTCACTGTAACTGGTGAACGGGTGCTGTAGGTCTTCGGGTCTTGTCCCGATTCGCCTGATCTCTTCCGGCGGCATTTTCGAAAGGGCCACAAGGTTCTCGTGAGATATTTTGAAAGTGCCAGAAAGCACTTTGCCAGGAAGTTCAGGGTCTGCCTGTCCAACAACGTCTAACGCCTTACTGAAGATTGCATACTTCTGCACAGATCCAGTAGATACATTGTATTGGGCGCTGAACTTCTGGGCTGTGCGCCGAAAAGTCTCGCCTCGCTCACCCTTGTTTCTTCGCTTATACTGGTTGAACCCATTGATGTTGGGCGGATGCTTACGCGCTACTTTCTCAAGTTCATACTGCTTTCCAATGAGATATCGTCTGGTTTCCTCCGTGATATTTCGGCGGCCAAGCTGATTGCTGCAGATCCATACAATCGCTTGCTCCCGGTTCTCAAATGGCATTTTCTGTACAGCATAGGGGATGTGCAGCCGATTACATATCTCGTAGCGGTTATGGCCATCAATGATGATGTTATTCCATGTGATGATCGGCTCTCTGCAGCCGTCTACTGCAAGATTTACTTCGAGTTGAAGATACTCATCTTTCCGTAAAGGTCGAATGAGTGTCTTGAATTCTGGGTCGATCTCCAACACCGCAAATCCTTTATCCATCGCTGGGAGGTCTCCTCTCATTTTTCTTTAAGGTTTTCATGGAGAAATAGGCTACTCTGTTTGCAACATCCACCTCTCCGCTCATACGATAACTGTATTGGAAGTCGAGAGTACCGATCATATTGACCAAAGCGCACAGTAGTGTATTGCTGTAGAACTCAACAGAATAATGGCGTGATGTTTGAACCAACTTCACTCGGTTGGAGGTGCCACCAGCGAGGGGCCGATCTGAGCCAAGTACAGCAATGAACATTTCTTCTGGATTGACCAGAAATTGAACATATTGCGGATTCCCCATTTTGTTCAGGGTAGACTTATGTATGCGAAAGCGATTCCACTTTAAGTCAATGGTCATGATCGCGCTGTTATCCGTACTACCCATTTACACTCCCCTCCTGCACAGGTACCTCTGGTTGATATGCGGTTTGGACTGATGTGACATTTTCCACGGATGCCGTGGATGATACAGTGCTATCCTTGATTCCATAAATCGCGTATCCGTCAAAGATATTGATCTGCAGAGATTTCTGGTGTTCACGATAGGGCAAACCGAACTGATCCTTCCAACCGGCTGGGAATACAGGTGTACGCGCAGTCTTGGGCTTGCCTCCGTCTTTTGCAATACGCTGATAAATCTCGGAGGCGGTCAAGTCGAATACAATCAGATACTCATCATTAGCATGGATGACCTTGCCAATCAGCTTGTACCTGTAATCAATATTCCAGTCCATCAGCTCAAAGAGCTTTGCAAAGAAGAACTTGCCCGTCACCTGGCGAGGCTTCCTCTTCCCGCCAGATGTGTTGCACCACGCGAATGCGTCTCGCTCTGACTCGGCGCAAGGGCGTAGCGCAAGAATGTGCGACTCTCGATTGATCAAGAGCTGAGCACAGTCTGCATGGGGAAACTTGTTCAAGCAAGCAGTATTGACATAAACTTTGTAATTGTTGAAGGTGATAGACGGCTCGAAAGTATGGGCGAAGAACTCCCTACGAACCACCTGATACCCATCAAAATCGAAGTCGTCACTAAGTTCGATCACATCACCTGGTGCCGATGCGTCGATTGTCATTGGCGTGTCCGCATCCTCCTTAAAGGTAATGGTAGTTTCATCATCGACATTGCCGAATTGAGTATTCTGCAGCATCGGTGAGATGAAAGAAACCTGATTCTCTACTTCCATTCTGCTCTCCTTTCATTCGTCTCTGACAAGATCCAGCGCATCTCCAATCTGGCGTAGGCTCATGCTGAGATAGCGACAAAGCCGTCTGAGCTGTTCCGTGTTATACTCTGCCATGATCACATCCTGCTCGGCTTCGGACAAATCAGAAAAGCATCTGTTGACATGTATACCATCACGAACCACGCGGTAGTACACTCCATCAAGATTCCGAAAGATTGGGATATCGTTTTTTTCAGGCATTAAAATCCACCTCTTCCATCTGCTTTATGGGGGCTAATTGCTCGGCTATGAATCGCTGCATTTCATCAAACTGGGTGACTCGAAGTTTCTCACCGGTTTCAAAGAGTTGGCCTTCCAGCCAAAGCTTCCATGCATCTTCACTTTGTAATTCCGGTGAAGATGAGGTAAGTCTGTGAGAATAAAAGTCACTACCAAACCTGTCTGCCAGTTTCTTAGGAACTGCCCGAACACGCTTTCCTGATACTGAAAGCGGAGAAAGCTCACCATCGCCGCTGATGGGAGAATCAGTCCCCGTCATGAGATAGGACTGGATAAAAATCTCGGGTTCACTCAAATCAAATATGAACACCGAATCCCCTTCGTTTTGGAGGAGTCTACCATAGGCCCTGAACTTAAAATCGGTTTCCCAATCGAGCAGTTCGAATAGGGTTCCACCAAATGCGGTACATGGTATCTCTTTGGCATAGTATTTTCCATCGTCAGGTCTTGACCACTGTACACACTGGCGAGAATCCTTAGAGGCGCGACGAACAGCGAGCTTCCGCAATCCCGGATGGATCAGCAGTTCAACTTTGTTGTCCTTCCCGAACTGCCTGACGCAATCTGTGCTGAACTTGATTTGTTTGCTCTGAAATAAGACATACGGTCTTTTGTTCGCATCAAAGAGAGATGAATTCGTAACTTCAAAGCCGCGCAAATCAAAATCTCCAGCTGCCACCTCGAATGTAGTGTCGCCCTCTGCGGGCTGGCCGTAATATGTATCATCCGTGTAGACACTCATAGAAGCCTGCAAATAATCGGCTGCCTTGAAACCTGCCCACTTAGGGCTAATCGTGACAAATCCTTTCAGAACGCCAGATTCAATCACCCGAAGCTCCGGCAGAATAGACTTTCCACCGTATTTAGCATTATTGATCATGTGCTGAACGGCTATATAATCGTCCCTTGAAACGATTGCCTCGTGTTCTCCTTTATACAGGCTCTGCTGCCGTTCTCCTCTGTTTTTCTTGGACTTATGACTGATCACATCAGGCGTGAATGTCTTTCTTGTGAGAACATCACCACAATGCCGCTCATTCCTCAAGACCTGAATAACGGTGCCGGAAGTCCACTTTGAATTACCAAGGAATGTCCTCTTACCAAGCGCCTCAAGGGTTTTTGCGATATGCGATGAAGAATATCCGGACAGATACATGTAGAATATGAGTTTGACGGTCGGAGCCTCGTCCGGATTGATCACCAGCTTGCCGTCAGTATCATGAGAATAGCCCAACAGCTTGGGTGTTAGAGGAAGTCCTCCATTCAACCGCTGAGCAAGCGAAACTTCCATACTGCGGCTTCGAATGCGGGACTCGTTTTCCGCAATGGAAGCCAAAAAAGACAGCGGCATGTTTGTATCCTCGTTCAATGAGAAGATGCATTCACTCTCGAAGAAAACGCCCACTGGATTGCGGAGCTCCGCAAGATTACGCACCATAGTAATACAGTCGACGGTATTTCTGGCAAGACGCGAAACTGATTTGGTGATGATCAAGTCGATTTTTCCAGCTCTGCTGTCAGCGAGCATTTGGTTCAGCTCAACGCGGTGTTTTGTCGAAGTGCCCGAGATTCCTTTATCGGCGTAGATCTTTACAAGCTTCCAATTGGGATGCTTCAAGACGAACTCTTCATAATAGTTCTTCTGAAGTTCATAGGAAGTTTCCTGACCGAGATTATCAGTTGAAACTCGGACGTAGACCGCAACACGCTGATGAATATCGGCATCGTAGAAATCGACCTGCTTCTTTGCCGGATAGATGACATCCGGCTCTCTCCGATTCGAGTATCGCTTATGTACTTTCTCGCGTTCTGCTTGATCAGCTGCTTTCTTGGCTGATTTACTCATGGAGCGCACCTCTCATATCCAGCTCGTCATCAGGCAGGATCTTCCAGTCAGGGGTTGGGAGAAAACAAGGCTCTCGAAGATCGTCGCGATAATACGATGCCAAAGTGTATAGATCTTCTGATATGAAGTAGATGCCAACAGGAGGCTTGCGAGCAGCGAGCATTCTTGCGCAAATCGCCATTTCTTGAGCATCTCTGGACACATTGCTGACCTTCTGTGTGATTATGAGATCGACTTTCCCAGCATCGCAGTCAGACAGGAGTTCAGACCATGCTGTAGAGTTCTCCATATACGGAGCGGTCGATCCATTGTCAATATAGAAACCTACAAACTCCCACATAGGATACTGAGCCAGCGTAGCACGAAAAACCTCTTTGTTGCGTTCGAGATATTCCTCGTCTCTATATTTCGTCTGGTTGAAAAAGCGGATGTACACGGCAACCTTGAATGGGATCTTGGGGTTAGGTATTTCATGGCGGATAGTTTTCAACCACTGCCTGTGTTGTGCCACAAGGGGTGATACCATGTTTTCTCCCAGGCACAAGTCAAAGGAGGGATACTCAGTCTCTTCGAGTCCTTGTTCAGTACCTAAAGGCAGCAGTTTCGTGTTTTCCATGTTTTCCTCCGGCATTTGGGCAAGCCCTTTTGGGTGAATTATAGGGAAAATGCTTAAAAATAAGAAGATACCATAGGTCAGCATCTTGACCTATGGTATGGAAATGACAAAAAAATTATCGGATTGGTCACCCAATCCGATAATTAATCATTATTCTGCGTCTTATGCATGGAGGCTTTGACCTCTCGGACAATCTTTAAGATGGTTTCCATCTCACTGGCCGAGCAGTCTTCAAGGAGCTCCGCAAACTCACCTTGATAGATTGCTTTGACCTCCGGTACATCTGGGCGGAGCAAATAGTCTGCAGATACCTGAAGGGCTTCCGCCACTTTGACGAAAGTCTCAAGTTGCATTCCCGTTTTTCCTCGTTCGATGTTGCTAATCAGCGGCAGTGAAACAGAAGCTTCGACTGCCAAATCCGCTTGGCTCATGCCTCTGCTGATTCGAACAGCTTTGATGCGTGAGCCGACCAGCTTCAGATCTTGTTGTTCATACATGACCAGCTCACCTCCCCTTCGCCGGATATAAGCTAACGACTATAATTTAAGTTAGTATATAATATGCGAAGGTCAAGTTTATATAATCGTACCGCTATAAAATAGTGGTTCAAATATAATTGAGTTGCCAAAATTTTTAAGGAGGTTTCTCTATGCAACTCAATTACTATGTCCTTGGCCAAAGAATCCAGAAAATCAGAAAGAACAAGCGTATCTCCCAAGCGGTGCTGTCCACCATGATCGACAAGTCTGCTGGATACATCAGCTACCTTGAATGCGGCACAAAGGTCATGAGCCTCGAAACTTTCGTTGGCATCGCCAATGCGCTGGAGGTGTCGACTGATACGCTCCTGAACAGGCAGCTCACGGGTGCGACTGAGATGTCTAATGCCGAGGCGCAGAAAATCTTCGCCAACTGCACCCCGTATGAAACCTATGTCCTGTTGGATGTGCTGAAAACAACCAAGAACGCTCTACGCTCGCACCACCATCTCCTCAAGGATGAGTGGTAATCATTTTATCAACTGAATATCAAATAGCAACAGGCCACAGGTTAAGAGATTGACCTGTGGTCTGTTGCGTGCAAAAAACGATTATGTTTTCGCCCAAAACGATTATGATTTGGGCTTTTGCGAGATTTTCCATTCTATTGATGCTATAATCCGGTCAAGCCAGAAAGGATGAGGATGAATGATCTATTACACCGGCGATATTCACGGCAGTGCGAAAGGAATCGTTGCTTTTGCCCAACACTATGAGCTCACAGAATCGGACATCATCGTCATCCTTGGTGATGTCGGAGCGAACTATTACGGCAACAGGCGGGATCGGTATTGCAAAGATGCGCTTGCCAGAATAAAGCCCACCGTCTTCTGTATTCACGGAAACCATGAACGGCGTCCAGACACTCTCACAGGCTATAAGCAGAAAGAATGGAATGGTGGCCTTGTGTGGTACGAGGATGAGTATCCGAACTTACTCTTCGCCAGGGACGGAGACATCTTCACTATGAAAGGAACCCGGCATTTGGTCATCGGCGGCGCTTATAGCGTAGACAAATACTACCGACTGGAAAACGATCTGCTGTGGTTTGCAGATGAGCAGCCCTCGGCAGAAATCAAGACATATGTGGAAGATCAAATCACGAAAAACAGAATTGACATTGTTCTCTCTCATACCTGCCCCTATAAGTACGAACCGCGAGATGCGTTTTTACCCATGATCGATCAGAGCACGGTTGATGACAGCACAGAGCGGTGGCTTGATGGGATAGAAGAAAAAGTGGATTATAAGGCATGGCTTTGCGGACACTGGCACATAGAGAAGCAAATTGACAAGCTTCGCTTCCTGTTCCACGATGTTGTGTCACTGGAAATGATAAAGCGAGGTTTCAAATGAGTCGTTTCAAGAGCAATCTCTACACTGTTGAGCGCCGAGTATGGAGAAACCACAAGCTGTGCTGGATTCAGAACGATGACTTCACTCTCTTTTCAGGACATCACAAAACGAAAATCAAAGAGGAAGATCTCCCGGAATGGTATGTCTTCGGCAGATACTATAAGCTGTGGGGCTTCCTCTCCACAAAAGGTATTACCGACTTGCGGTACATCCCGAACCTGTGGATCAACCACTTCCTGAAAGATGACTGTCTCCTGATCTCCTATAGCGGTAAAATCGAGGAACATCCAGACAGCATCGGTTTTGAAAAATACAGCGGCGTTGATGAGCGAGTGTGGGGCAACGAGATCCTCCATGTGTTGAAAGGTGCCAGGATATTCTCGGAATATGATATTGCCCCTATCATAGAGCAGATCCGTGAGAAGCAGCGCATTCTCACTGAGAACTACCCGGACGAGTTCGGGCCCCACAAGTGGAGTTTTGATCTCGACAAATGGATGGCAGAAGAGTACCACTCAGGCCGCCCAACCTATTACAGCAAAGCCATCACAGAAAAGAGAGAAGCAGAGCTGCGAGAACTAGCTGCGAGAACTATATGACAAAAGAGGACAGACAAATGGATGAATGCCAACACGCAATGGCGGAACTCCGCAATATAGTCGAGGGGATCAGCAAGCTGCGAGACACAGCATACGCGCACTACTCTTTATTGGTCGAGCAGGTGCTGAAGGATCAAATCACCGACGAGCAGCAGTTAGAACAAATCATGGATGGTCTCTGCGATTTCTGCGATGAGATCCGCTTCATCGATCTTTATCGAAGCCTTTGCCGACACATCTATTACCAATATCCGCAGCTCGTGGGAGAGCATGTGGCTCTTTTCCGTGCGCTGTTTGAGGGGCCCGATGAGAAATGATTTGAGAGAAGAGATATGGAGGAAACCTCCAGCGAAGGAGGCACAAACAAGTTCGCCTGTTACCGCCATCCGTACTCGTCTCTCTTCGGCCTAAAGAAAAACACACAGGGGGCGTCAAATGCAATCGAATAAAGAATCGAACCAAAAGCTGATTGAGCGATTTCCGTTTCTTATGCCTCGTAACCGCTGGACGGGAAAAGTTCCAGAAGATTACGACTATTCCTATACGGAATTGGATTCCATGCCTGACGGTTGGCGAAAGGCTTTTGGGGAGCAAATGTGTGAAGATATCCGTGAGGAACTGGTGCGTGCCGAGTATCTCGACCAATACCGCATTACCCAGATCAAGGAGAAATATGGAACGCTCTGTTGGTATGACTTTGGCTGTACAGAGCGGATGCTTCGTGACATTATCCCCAAATATGAGCACCTATCTGCGAGAACTTGCATCAGATGTGGGAACCCCGCAACAAAGGTTTCCACTGGCTGGATCAGTCCCTACTGTGACACTTGTGCTGGCAAAATCAGTCATGCCGAGAGATTTATTGCCATTGAGAAATGGCTCGATAGAAACAGCAACGAAGTAACATCGAAAAGGAGCCTAAATGAAAAAGATACCCACTCTCTTTGAACGAGAATTTGAAAACCATCGAATTGTCAGAATACTGCCAAATGTAAGCCCTGACCTTGCTTGGGTCATGGCTGGCGAAGGTGTTGCTACCATCAAATGGGACGGTGCCTGCTGTGCGGTCATCAATGGTGTTTTCTACAAAAGATACGATGCAAAACATGGAAAGCCCATCCCGTCTAACGCTATCAAGTGTCAGGAGAACGCAGACCCTGTCACCGGCCACTTGCCTTGCTGGGTGCCGTGCAATAGAGCTGCATCCAGCGACAAATGGTTTTGGGATGCTTATGACAAGATGGGGAGTGTACCAGATGGAACATACGAGGCCATCGGCCCGCATTTCAGATCTAATCCCCACAACCTTGATACCGATATTCTCAAGCCCCACGGGAAAGACATTGTTGAACTGGATCGGAGTTTCGAGGGCATCCGCTCTTACCTGGAAACCCATGTAATCGAGGGGATCGTATTCTGGAAAGACGGACAGCCTTGGTGTAAAATCAAGCGCACAGATTTCGGACTCCCATGGGGGAGATGATTACTTAAAGAAAAATGGTAGATACCACCCATGAGAAAAAAACGAGATATTACCGACTGGAACTGGATGACTATTCTGCTGCCGCTTTTACCAGTTTCGGAAAATGCTATTACGGTACAACGGAGGACTTTCGTTGCTTCTTTAGAGAGCTCACCATTGATGTGGATTTGAAGAAACAATTTGGGGATCTGATATCTAGATTCCAGTCCTTCGAAGAAGGGCAGCAAAACATCAGCCACTACATTGCTTACAGGAAGATACCGTTCCTCGTTCCCGCGCATCTGCTCCACAGGGAAACTGTCATCTTGGAGAATTACGAATGGAAGCACACTAACACATGGGGCTGTCCCTACTATATGCGCTGCGATAAAGTCGAATCGGAACATCTCTGGTTTGCTTGTGACGGAGAATACTGTCGTACAGTCAAAGCTGTGTTTACAAAATTGCAGTATGCTGGGGATGTCGGTCAGAGGAAGCATGTGGGAACAATGCTTTGGGGATTTCCGTGCATTCTCACTGGGAACCAATTTGGCTTCCGGAATCGGTTGGCGGAATCGGAGAAGCAATTTAAGACCATGGAGGAAGTCCAGCAGGATTGGGAGGCGTTTCTCAAAAGCCCAGATCCTGACTATTCGGAGTTTTGCAATGACATCTTTGGTGATGGCTGACACCATAGGAGGACGCCATGAAAGAAGAATATCAAACCAGATCCCAAGAGAGCAACCTGACGAAGTATCTAGCAGAACATGAATCGATGAACAATGGTAGGTCTTTCTTCGGCTGTGTCTTCCACTTTTTTGACACCTCATATCATCCAACTACAAAGGACGAAATCATAATAAACTTACGCAAAAAGAGATGGACATCGTACCTCAAAAAATGCAATGACGAAACGGAGGTATGCAGCATGGGAAAATGGCTCGGCTACATGGTAGAACTGTACTACGATGGACAATGGTTCAACATTGACCAGTGGCATCGACACGCGAGCGGAGAGCTCAAACACCATTATCTATATGCCGCACCCGAGCGAAATATTCTCTGCAGCGCTCATGATGAGCTGGCGCTTAGTAAAGAGAGAATCCACTTTTCTGAATTAGCGGCAGAGACGCAGGCTATCATCTGCGCAGAGAATCCAGCATTCGAACGCAGTACATTCGACTCGTGGGATTTCTTCATTTGGGGCAGCTTCTCTGATTTAGAGACACTGCTGCAAAAGCTCGCTGCAAAAGAAAACGATAAATGCGTCTCAAAAAACTTACTCAAGTCGCTGAACTTTAAAATCCGAAACCAAGTCCAGATTTTCCAACAGACCATCCCGTATCCTACAGCTGACTGGCCGTCGGAAATGCCAATCAGGATCATTATCTGTGAACTATAATTTTCTGATAGCTATTTACTCCGAAATATGGTAATTGTTCGTGTTACAAAGAAGGAGGTGGAACACCATGATTTACGTAATGTCTGATATCCATGGGCAAAAGCGGCGCTTTGATTCCGTCATGAAACAAATCAACCTGCAGCCGGATGACACTCTTTATATCCTTGGAGATGTGATAGACAGAAACCCAGATGGCATCAAAATCCTTCGTCAGATCATGGCGATGTCAAATGCCAAAATGCTTCTGGGTAACCACGAATTAATGATGATGAATGCTCTCTACTACCCACCCCCAGAGGATGAGGAGTGGCCTGAATACTACTATGAGCGTAAGCAGTCTCTATGGTATAGAAATGGAGGCGAGATAACACATAATTATCTGAAGCACATAAAGAAAACCGTTCGTCAGGAGATATTCGAGTATTTGGAGAAGCTGCCTGTAAACATGGAAATCACGGTGAATGACAGGCAGTTCATTCTGACCCACGCAGCGCCTGCCGAGCTGTATGAGACCTACGGTCGTAAATATGAGTGTGAGCGAGACTTTGCCGTCTGGATGCGATTTGACAGTTTCCCTGTTCTTGAGGACTGTACAGTAATCTTCGGCCACACGCCAACTATCCGTTTCCAGTATGACAACCCAATGGCAATATGGGATGCAAAGAGCTGGATCGGAATCGACTGTGGCTGTATGCTCCCTGAAAAGGGTGACCCTTGGTCAGGAGCACTTGGAAGACTGTCGTGTCTCCGATTGGATGATATGCAGGTCTTTTACTCCGAGGAACCTCAATACGACAATCTTAAAGAATCGGAGGAACAGCATTATGGATGATGGCAAAGTAACGATTACCATTGAAGTCGATGCAGAACTGCTGGCACAGGTAACCGAGGTGCTAAAGCCTTATGGCCTCACGCCAGAAGAAGCCGCGGTGCAGTTCTTCAAATACTGTGCCGACCCAAAGACACAGGATCATGCGATTAAACTCCTCAAAAGGTGGAAAGAGGAACAGAAAGGCCAAGAGAGGAATAGCGCCAATGCTAAGTAAAGAAGGGTTCTGCAAAGCACTCCAGATGATAAAGGAGCAAGAGTCCATCGACGAACAGTTCAGCAAAGCACTCGACCTGGTTGGCGATGGCCACTTTGTATTCGGTGCAGAAAACAAGTATCTTCTGGCACTTAGAGATGTGTTGAAAGAATCGGTCAATGACCAATACGACTACATCGATTGGTGGCTGTATGAAGCGACCGATGACTATACGGTATGGGAAGCAGATTGCACCATGAAGTATTGCCTGAAAGAGCCTGAAGCGCTGTATGATTTTATAACCGGTTCGCAAAAGCCTGTCCCTGTATCTTCGGAAGATAGCACATCACAGCAGGAATAAGGGGATGTCAAAATGAAAAGACTGCCGCCACTATCCGAAATGGAACGCATCGAGCAAACACTGCTCGTCGAAAAACTGGATGAAATTCTGGAACGCATTGACAACGAAGACATCGGCTTCGTAATAACAGAAAACGGTCTACCAGATATGGTACTAATACCATTCCGCTGGTTTGCCGAGAACTTTCCGGATGAAGTGCCTGACGGCCTAAGAAGCGCCGATTACAAATCCGGATAGATTCCACCACTGAGGAGCCGAGAAAAGATGGATGAGAAGTTTAACAGAATACCCGTCAGCGTCATCCATCTTGACAAGGATGGCACAGTCATAGATGTGGAAGATTACAACCTCGATAAAGTCGAACCTGATTTGTGGGCAATCAAAGGGCTGGCTGCATCACTGCTCCCCGTCATTCGAGAGTTCTATACGCACGAAGAAAATGTTCAAGCATTTGAGGCATGGCTGAAAGAGCGGGAACGTGATCCTCAAAAGCACAGCAAGCGGAAATGAGCGCAAAGACGGAAATCGGAAATGTGAGGCTGTATCTATTTTGGTCACTCTTAAAAATCCCTCGATTCTTCTCTATCACGGAAAATTGTAAGCAAAAAATATGGCTGAAACAGCCCAAAGCCGCTTCAGCTCTCGATTTTTCCTATTTTCAGCATGCATCTAAATTGGTCACGCATCACAGAAAAACAGCCGTTTTCGTAAAGAAAACGGCTGTTTTTGCAACTTTAACAAGATATTCTATCTGTGACGAGAAGAAATAATTCAACTTTAGTTCAACTCGCTTTGAAAATTCAAGCCTTTTTCAAAAACACGTCAGCTAAAATGTCAGCGTTTTTCCGATCAGCGCTCTCCATCACATGTGCATAGATGTTCGCCGTTGTGCTGACTTGCGCATGACCTAACCGCTTGGAAATAGATACACTGTCCACGCCGCTAAAGTAAAGCATAGAGGCCATTGTGTGCCGGAAAGCATGAGGATTGATATGCGGGAGATCGTGCCGCCTGCTGAACTTGGACAACCAGTCTGTTATGCTGTCCGGGTGCATTGGCTTTCCGTCATCTTGAGCAAACAAAAAGCCCTGTTCTCGGTAATACTCACCCAGCCGCAGCCGCTCCGCGTTCTGCCATGCCCGGTATTGCCGAAGGAGCTGCATCGTTTCCGTTGGCAGAGAAACCCAACGATCCGAAGTCGCGGTTTTTGGCGTATCCTCATATACGCCTATATCCGGCGAGTAAAGGATGTTGTTGCAGATATGAATGCGGTTTCCTGTAAAGTCAACAGCATTCCATTTCAGCCCCAGCACCTCGCCGCGCCGCGCTCCTGTGATGAGCAGTAAGTGTGTAAGTGTTTTCCATTTTAGCGGTTCTGTGTCCAGTGCATCACGGATAGCTGCAACTTGTTCCGGCTGAAAGTAGTTGACTTCTTTTTTGCTGACCTTCGGTAATGTGGCTTTTGCTGCCACGTTGAATGGGACAAGCCCCTCTTTTTCGGCTTGATCCAATACAGTCGAAATCAAACGGTGGTGCTCTAATATGGTCTTTGGCGACAACCCTTCGCCGGTGCGTTTGTTCTGTCCGGGCTTGGCGAGATCGGTGTAAAAGCTGTTCAGGTGATCGGCACGGAGGTCTTTTAACTTGATATGCCCGATTGCGGGATAGATGCGCACTGCCAGCTCCTTATAACGAACGATGGTTGAATGCTTTATTCCTCGCTGCTCTTTCAGATCAATCACATATTTGCAGTATTCCTCAAACTTCAAACGGCTGTCGGAGGTCACACCCTCCCGGCATTCCTTTTCAAAGGTCGCGGCGAAAGCCTCGGCCTTTTTTCTTGCGCTTTTCTCCGTCCATGTGGGCGAGACTTCAAAGGTCGCTGTCCACGGCTTGAGCTGCTTTCCGTCAGCACCACGACCGCGGTGAACACGGATAGAGTAGGAGATCAGCTTGCCGGACTTGTCCCAGCGTTCTTGAATGTTAGCCATTATGTTCACCTTCTTTTCCAAATGGTAGCCCTGATAATTCAAATGCGACAAAACGATTGATCTCAGAGATTAAAGTTCTCCATTGTTTATGCGAAATCATTGCAACCTTTCCGTTTCTGCTACTGATTTTCACTGCATTGTCTGAGTAAATTTGCTTAATAAAATCGTTGCTCTCAGAAAGATCGACTTCTTGGATATCATATCCATGCAATTTGATTAAATTTACAATATTGCTGTAAGCGTTGTGTAACCCTCTCAATCCATCTTCAAACATTTCATGTTCCGTACGAAAATCATCCTTTAAAAGAAGATACTCAACACGGACATTGAGAACTTGTGCAAGCAGTGATGCGTATTCCACAGATATTGGGCGTGTTCCATTTTCTAAGTACGAAATTTGTTTTTCACTGCGCTCTTTCCCTCGATTATCTGGCAATTTCATAACAGCATCAATTAGCTGCTCTTGAGAAAGACCGCACGCAGTCCGACATTCTTTTAGCCTTTTTCCCATTAGGAACATAGATTCCTTTTGTCGTGTTACTTTTTTCGTAAAAAGCACCCCCTATCGCACAAAATAGAACAAAGCAAAAGTTAACTGTGTTGTTATATAATAGTAACATTTACGTTACAATTATAAGCGACGTAGGACGATACGTCAAGTGCTAATACGAAAGGAGAGAGCTTTATGTTCCGAACTATCAGAGATGTCGCACGATATTTAAAGATTCCGGAGAGCTTTGTGCGCCGACTTGTGGCACAAGGCGTCTGCCCGGGTGTTTATTCCGGGAATCGGTTCCTTGTCAACGTCGAGGCGCTACGGGAATATCTCGACGAGGAGAGCCGCAAGGCATAGGAGGTGCAAGCGTGAGACAATATTTGGTGTCCGATCTGCTCCACGAGGGCGCAGAAAATGGCACGACGATCATGGAATTAGTCCAGCTCACGGGCGAGGATGAACGGTCAATTCGCCGTCGTATTCAGACGGAGCGCAAGGCCGGAAAGCTGATTCTGTCTGACTGCAAGAGCGGGTATTTTCTGCCGACGAGCACGCTTGACATTCAGCGCTTCATCAACTCGATGTCGAGAAGATCAAGGGAAATCGCGGCAATCTCACGCGCGGCGGAAGATGCGCTCTTGAAGATGACCGGGCAGGAGACCTTGCGGGGGTGGCAGAATGGCTGAACGAAGAATGTTCGCAAAGTCGGTCATCAACTCGGCTCGTTTCCTGACGATGCCACCGTCGTCGCGCTTACTTTACTATGATCTTGGTATGGCCGCGGATGATGACGGAGTTGTAGAAGCCTTTACCGTGATGAGGACGACAGGCGCAGCAGATGATGATTTGCGGGTGCTCGTCTCCAAAGGATTCGTGTCACTGCTGAACGACGAACTGGTCGCTTATATCACAGATTGGAGCACGAATAATCAGATCCGTAAGGACCGATACCAGCCGAGCATTTACAGGAATTTGCTGGTGAAATTGGGCGACGGCAACCAACGGTTAACCGACGGTTTACCGGATGGCAACCAACGGTCAACCCAGTATAGGTTAGGTAAGGATAGTTTAGGTAAGGTTAGTACAGGTGAGGAGAATAAGGCGGCTACGCCGCCACGCGCGAAGCGCTTCACCCCGCCCACGTTAGCAGAGGTTCAAGCCTATGTGCTTGAACGCCAGTCGCCGGTAGACCCGCAGGGGTTCATCGACTTTTACGAGGCGAAGGGCTGGCAGATCGGCAAGACCCCCATGAAAGACTGGAAAGCGGCTTGCCGAAATGCGGAGAAGTGGGAACGGTGGAATCGCAATGATAGCCGTAGTAAGGTGAAGACCGCTGCGGACTACGGAACGGAGGACTTTTTCAATGCTTGATAACCTTGTTCAGAAGTCGCTGGAGCATTCCGCTGAGAAGCCGGGTGACTACATAAAGGACGGCGTTCTTTGCTGTGGCGCGTGTGGAAAGCCAAAGCAGAAAAAGATCCACTTCCCCAATATGGGGGACAGGCTGGTAGGGATCGCCTGTGACTGCACGGAATCGGAAAAGGCCAGCGCGGACGATGCGAACGATACTGCCGCCTTTGAAACGATGATGGAGCGCCGCCGCATCGAGGATTCTATCGTCGATCCCTCATATCGAAAAGTCACCCTTGCCGATGATGACGGCGCAAATCCGAAAATCTCTAAAATTTGCAGGAAGTATGTCGATCAGTGGGACAAGGTATCGACAGAAAATATCGGCATCCTGTTTCGCGGCCCTGTCGGCACGGGCAAGAGCTTTTTTGCCTGCTGCATCGCAAATGAATTGCTGAAAAAACGCGTACCAACAGCGGTAACGAGCTTTCCGCGCCTCTTGAATCTGCTGCAAAACAGCAAAGACCGTCAGGGCTTGCTTGACCGACTGAGTACATACAAGCTGCTCGTCATTGACGATCTCGGCGTTGAACGTGATACCGGATATGCGGCGGAGCAGATTTTCGCAGTCATCGACGCGCGGTGCCGCTCGAATTTTCCAACGATCGTGACCACGAATTTGACGCCGCAGGAGATGGATGCGCCGGAGACAATGCAGTATAAACGCATCTTCGACCGCGTGACGGAGATGTGTCCCGTCTCGCTGTTGGTAGACGGTGAGAGCCGCCGCATCCAGAATGCCCAGCGCCGCAAGGAGATTGCAAGAGAACTACTGCTATAAAAAGCGGCCTCCTGAAAGCTCAGGAGACCACCCATGATGAATGTTATCTTATCAATTTCATTTTATCATGGGAGGTAACGATATGCAAGAGTCGAAAGGTGAGCGAACAAGCGAAATTGCAGCAGCGGTGCAGTCGGGCGATGCGGGCATTCTGAGCCTTTGGGCGGCGGTTGAACGCTTCGCGTGGCAGCAGACCTTGAGGTGGGTGCGGGCAATGGAAGGTCGTGCAGGTGTCGAGGAAAGCGACCTCCTGCAAGTGGCGTTAATCGCTCTCATCGACACGCTGCCGACATGGGATGTGAACAAGGGTGAATTTCTCACGCTGTACGGCATTAAGCTCAAGGCGGAGTTCACAGAAGCCTGCGGGCAGCGAACACAGCGGACGCGATGTGACCCCATCAACACTGTTTGCCGGTCGATGGACGAGCCGATAGGCGACGAGGACAGCGACCTGACGCTTGGTGACACAATCTCAGATGAAGCAGCAGAAGAGGCCTTTGAGGACGTCGAACAACGGGATTTTCAACAGGCTGTGCAAGCGGCACTTGCACAACTGACAAATGCCGAGCGCGATGCGATCATCAGCGAGTTTTGGCTTGGTCAAAAGCCTGATGCAAGGGCGCGGCGGGAAGCAATACGAGCCCTGCGGCACCCGCGTATTCGAAAGCCGTTAGTGGAATTTTACCGTTGAAAGAACGATGCAACGTCAGAAAAAACAAAGCCGGAAAGGGGGCTTTTCAAACTTTGTCAAAGAAAATCAGAGATGAGACCATTATTGAAGCGCTGCTGATCTCCGCGACAGTGCGGAGCGCGGCGGCAAAGCTCGAGATCAACGAGCAGACGATCTATCGCCGAAAGCGTGATCCTGAGTTCATGCAGAAGTATAACGAAGCACGCCGAGAACGAACCGAAGCGGCGCGAAATGTGTTGCAGGAGCGGGCGCACGCCGCTGCGGATACGCTGGCAACGATCATGCAGGATGCAGACGCGCCCGCACAGACCCGCGTGAGTGCCGCGGCAGAGATTTTACGGCAGACGGTGAAGTACACGGAGATCACAGACATCATGCAGCAGCTTGACGAGCTTGAAGCATGGCGAAGGGAGCAGGAACAGCGATGAAGAAAAATTTTGATATCCGCCTTGCGGCGCTGCGGGAATATCTCAAATCGCTGTCAGCCGATGAGACGGTCTTCATCGTCGAGGGCGGCGGTGAGTTCCGCACGGCAGAAGATGCGTTTACGTATTTGCGTAAGTATGGCGCGGTGACGCCGGACGGCAAACGCATTGTGCTGTATCCCCATCCTGTCGAGGGCGTTGACCCGTTAAGCCTGTCGCTCTATCAGATGATTGATGAAGCAATCGAGCAAGGTAAGTTGGAACTGCCGGAATTGGAGAGTGACGAGATTGGAGGTAAAGCCCTTGAATAACGGAATTAAAGCCCGCCTTGCCTCTTTACAGGCGATTGCAGCGCAGGAGAAAACCGGCGCAGCACTCATGACCTTGCTTGAAAATGGCGCGTGGGCGGCTTGCAGAGCGCCGCAAAGCCCTGCAAAGGTATTTCAGACGCAGGAGGCGGCACGAGATTATTTATCAGGCTGCGAATGCATTATCATTATCGACCTTTAAGAAAAACAGCGCAATAGCACATAAAAAAGAAAGGAAATTTATTATGGACTTTAAGGCCAACATTGAAACCCGCGAGAGCGTAGAAGCAAAGGCAAAGGCCGCTTTCGGCTTTGATTTGAGTAGCGCCCTTGACCTTGTAAAGCGCGGCGACTATGACAGCGACGAGGCGTATTTGGACGCTTGCACCCGCGCCGAGTTGGAGCGTAGCAGCCCTGAATACAGAGCCGCCAGAAGCCGCCTAAAAGTCGAATACCAGGCACGGCGAGAGGAACAGGAGCGCAAGGCACAGAGCGAAAACTATAAAGCAATCCGCAGCAGCGTGAGCCTTGACAGCGTAGACAAGCACAATATCGACGAAGAAGCCGCCGCACTTGCCCGCCGTGATCTTTCCGCAAATCGTATTGCCGCGTCCGATCTGGGCGCGACCATTGAGAAGTACGCGGCAGAGCTGACGGAAAAAGCAAAGGACAGTAAGGCCAGCAGCGCTCTTTTCAATGCTATGCTGCGCGGTCAACTGTAAGGAAAGGAGAACACACCATGAGCCAGTTTAACATTTATGCCCGAAAGCTCGATACAGCTTTCAAAGAAGCCCGCAGCGAATACAACACCGCTTTCCGCGCACTCCAAGAGGCGCAGCAGGCCAGCCGTGACGCTAACGCATGGAGGCCCGGAGACAGCGCAGAGGAAAAGCAGGTGAGAACAGCCCGCGCAGCGCTAAAGCTGCATGACGCAGAAGCCACCTTTAACGAGGTGAGCGCCCGCGTTTGGGACAACTTCAAGGCCACGCGCCGCACAATCCGCGCCGAGCTGGAACAGGCAGTGCGCGCCGCCAATATTGCAAACCCTGACGCAATCGACAACAACGCCCTTGAGCTAATGAAAACCGGCGTTCTTTCCCCGGCTGATTACTCCGCGTTCATGGAGAGATTCGACGGCAACCACACCATGCTAAAGTTAGTTGGTCACTACGCAGCCGAAGCCGCAAAGACTACGGACAGCCGCCGAGAGGCCGCAGCCCTTAACGCTATCGCCCTTGACTGCCAGAGCGGGGAGGGCGCAGTCATGCGGGCATGGGATAGCATTTCGGCAATTTCTGACAGTTGCGGCGACGGGGACGGCTACCGGCGCAAATCGCCCGGTGTAATTGTCAGCATGAGCGAAAAATGGGACGATCTCGCGGGCGAGGCCGTGGAGAACTTCTGATTTTCGATAAGCGGCAGAGATCAACATTCTGAATACAAAGCTTCCTGAAAACAAATTTAAGGAGAGATAAATATGGAACTTAGTTTTGCGAACGGTGTGCAGGAATACACCGTGCACGGCGTTAAGGGCGATGTGATCATTCGATTCAACCCGACTGACGGCGCATTTATCCAGCGTCTTTACAACGCGTTTGACACACTGGACAAGAAGCAGGATAAATACGCAGATGAGGTGCAGAAGTGCGGCGACCGCGTTGGGATTTTCAACATTGCCGACCGCCGCGACAAGGAGATGCGCGAGATCATCGACGGTCTTTTTGAAGAGCCGGTATGTGACAGCATCTTTGGCAGCATGAACCTTTATGCGATGGCGGACGGCCTGCATGTATGGACAAATTTCCTGCTTGCGCTGATGGATGAGACAGACAGCGCCTTTGCTCGTGAGCAGAAAGCCACGAATCCGCGCATTCAGAAGTACACGGCAAAGTATCGCCGATGAATTGGGGCTTGCCTACTTCCGTCGAGATCGGCGGAGAGAGTTATGAGATTCGCACGGACTTTCGCGTTATCCTCGATATCTTCGTAATGCTGAGTGATCCTGATTTGAGCGGCACTGACCGCGCAGAGGGCATCTTGCAGATGTTCTATGTCTCGCCTGAGGATATCCCGCCGCAGCATTTGCAGGAAGCTGTAGACCGTTTTACATGGTTCCAGAACGGCGGACAGGAGACGGACAAGAAGAAATCGCCGAAGCTGGTTGACTGGGAGCAGGACTATCCGTTGATCCTCCCGCCCATCAACCGGATATTCGGACGGGATATCCGCGAGATTCCTTATGATGCGGAGACCAACACCGGGGGCGTCCATTGGTGGACGTTCCTCGGTGCGTATAACGATCTCGGGGACTGCACCTTTGCTCAGGTCGTGCGCATCAGAGACAAAAAAACACGAGGAAAGACGCTCGAAAAGGACGAACGCGAATGGTATCGCCGCAACAGCGACCTCGTGAACATAAAAAATAAGCTCAGCCAGGAAGAAGAGACCACCATTTCGACTTGGTTGAAATTGGGGAAGGAGTGATTAAATGGCGAATGCTGACGGCAGTGTGATTTTCTCTTGTGATTTGGATTCGACCAAAGCACAAAAGAAACTGAGCAAGCTGCGTGACGAGATATCCGAACTGAACAGCAAGCTTGAAAAGGAAACGGGCAATAAGATGAACCTTGAAAAGCAGCTTGATGCCGCATCTCAGGCAGCGAAAGCTACTGAGGAACGCGTGAAGATGCTGCGAAAGGAAGTCGAACGGCTGAACGACCGCGAATGGATCCAAAAACAGGGCTTTACACAGAACGAGTATCAGACGCAAGTGCTCGACCGCCGCGCCGCTGCGGAGGCGGAACTCAAACAGCAGGAAGCGCTTTTGCACACGCAGACGAAGGAGGTCAAAACGCTTTCGGCTGCTTACGAAGAGACGACCGCCAACATCGACAGCATGACGGTAAAGCTCGACAAAGCAAAAGTCGCTGCCGGTGAGTTGATTGCTAATACGGAGCAGGAACGCAGGGAGCGCGAGGCGGAGAATTCCGCGCTTGCCAAAGCGGGCCAGTATGCCGCGCGTTTCAGAGATCAGGTCAAGAGTTTAGCGCGCTCTATGCTTGTATTCTCAGTCATCACGGCGGCGCTCATGGCGCTACGCAAGCAGATCAAGGCGGCTATTGCGACCAGCACAGAGGCATCCGACGCTTTTGCCCGCCTCAAAGGTGCGCTGCTGACGCTGGCCGCGCCTTTGATGGACGTACTCATTCCGGCGCTGACGTGGCTAATGAATCTGCTTGCGGCCATTGTGTCGGAGATCGTGACGATCATTTCGATTCTGAGCGGTAAGTCAAAGAAGAGCATGGAGGCATCGGGCAAAAACCTCTACAAAGAGGCTGCCGCCATTGACGCGACTGGCAAGGCGGCAAAGGAAGCGACAGACGCGCTCGCGGCGTTTGATGAGATCAACAAACTCAGCACGACAACGTCCGTTGGCGGCGGTGGCGGCGGAGCATCCGCCATTGCGCCGGACTTTGACTTTGACGAAGGCCCCATGATGGAAAAGCTCGACAAGGTGTTCCAGAAGATCAATGATATCTTTAAGACCATCCGCGCGGGGCTTGAGATCGTCGTGGATGACCTCAAATGGAGCTTTGACAAGAAAGTTATCCCCAAGAGCAAGGCAACATGGCTGACCGTTTTAACGGCGCTGCTCGGTGCAACACTCGGCGCGGCGTTCGGCGGCATCACGGGCGGCGTCATCGGTTTATCCCTCGGTGTGCTGCTGGGGCTGTACCTTGTGGGCCTTGATCCCGAAACATGGAAAACCGAGATGGACGCAGAGGATGCATGGATCGTGGTTATCACGGCTTTGCTCGGTGCGCTGCTCGGCAGTGTGTTTCTTGGCATCACCGGCGGCGTGGCCGGTTTCAGCCTGGGTGCGATCCTCGGCCTCTATCTCACCGGCTTTGCAGAGGGGGACGAGGAACACGGCGGCAAATCGCAGCTTCTTTCCGAGTTGATCGTCGTGCTGTGCGCGCTGCTTGGCGCTGTTATCGGCTCTATCGTGACGCCGGGCGTCGGTACAGTCGTCGGCATGGGATTAGGCCTGATTCTCGGACTGAGCATTTACAGCGTCCGCAAAGACCCGAAGAAGGGCACGCAGCGGCTTGTCAGCATCGGGCGCAGCGTACTTCTTGGACTGCTGGCCGGTGTTCTTGGCGTTGGCCTTGCAGCGCTGGGAATCGTCAGCGCCGGTACTGCATTTATTATCTCGGCGGCAATCGGCCTTGCCCTCAAGTTCTTTGTCGATAGTGTGGACGATTCCAAAGTCAGAAAAGCAACGTCCGGCTTTACCGGTACGCGCGTATCGACAAAGGCACCGGCGCGCAGCCGTCGCGTGGCGGCGCAGAGCTTAGACGGCAATGCGCCTGTGTACAACGATATCCCAGCGCTTGCGAGCGGTGCGGTCATCCCGCCGAACCGAAAGTTTCTTGCCGTGCTGGGCGATCAGAAGAGCGGAACGAACGTCGAAGCGCCGCTTTCGACCATCAAGCAGGCCGTTATGGAGGCGATGGCACAGGGTAGCCGCAAGCCCATCAATGTGAACCTCGTTGTGGATGGTAAGACGCTTGCCCGCGTGGTCGTTCCCAACATCAACAACATGACGCGCGCAGCCGGTAAGCCCGTGCTGCTGTACTAACAGGAAAGGAGACTGCATATGTTTATCTTCGGCTATGACAAAGTGCTTGAACGCCTGGAACGAGTGATTCAACAGCTCGTGGAGTTGCAGGCGGCGGAGTAAAGGGCGGCTTCAAAACAAGAAGGTGTTGCAGCCCCCCCTGCTGGCTTGTAAGACGCACGGTAACACTGCGAGAATACAATAAGCACCGGCAAAGCAAAAGCCCACAGGATTTAACCTGTGGGCCTTCTGCGTTACATGAGAGGATCTATCGGCAAACGGTTGACCGTTAAGCATTTGACAACAGTCTGTTTGCAGTCCGATAAAGGACAGGTGAAACAGCTTTCGCTATACTCACGCACTGTATTCTTTGCTGCTCTTCGGTGGACTCTGCTGGCTACTGTACACTTTGGCGCGCATACATGGGAAAGCGGCGCTTTGATCAGATCATGCGCTCGAGTACACTCATCTGTGCTCATTCGGGAGCACCTTCTTTCCGAAAAGCTCGCGTTCGCGCTCGACGGTCATAGTCGCGCCGATGAGCGGAACCTTTCCGACCGGCGTTTGCACGACCGGATAGAATCTGTCGTTATCGCTCATAGCGTGACCTCCATGCTTTGCATCATCTCTTTAACGGATACGCCGGATAGATCGGCGACAAAGGAAAAGCGCGTGCCGCGCTGACGGTACGCAGCCCCGCAGCACGGGCAAATAAACACCGTGGCCGCACTCATCAGCGGCGTCGTGCAGCGGGCGCAGTATAGGAGCTTCATGCGGACACCTCCTTGTTCGCGATTGCGGCGTTCAGAATGGCAATAGCTGCATCGTTATCAAGATCGCGGGCTTTCTTTACTGCCTCATGGCATCCTGCTTCTATGGCGGCGTCAAATGCCCGTTCCGCTTCTGCGGTTTTCAGAATACGAGTTGCGCGTTCAGTAAAGTTCTGCAAACATAATTCCTCATAGCGTCCCATCGCAAAGTTATATTCGCTGATTGCACCATAAAGCAAATTATGAATTGCACGGATATCATTTCCTATATCCTCGGCTTCTTCTGCGCTAATAACCGTTTGCTTACTCATGCCAAAATTATCATCCCACAAGCGATAAAGCATCTTGCTTGCGGTATCAATGTCGAGCATGCTTGGATCAACGATCTTTGCAATCGTCAGGCGTTCAGCTCTGGTGGTGTCAAGATAGTCACTCATTTTTGCTGCCCTCCTTTACCTGTTCGGCGATTGCATCAAAGGCGGTTGTCATTCCTCTGATAAAACCGATGCAATACGCTTCGCTGATAAACCATGTGATCTTATCAACTATGTTCCATTCGTCAAGAGCATTTGGAGTTCCCTCTGCTGCCGCCATGCGGTCGGTGCGCTCTTTAATCTCTCTCATCAGATCAAGCGCTTCTTCTTGCTGCATTGTTCCTTTCACCGTGTCATAAATCTCGGAAAGTTCATCATCGGTCGGTACTTCGATAGAAACAGCACCATCAAATTCAATTTTCATATTTTCCTCCTTGTTTTCTCGGCGGGAGGTCGGTATAATACCGATACCGGCCTCCCTGTGGTGGTTGGTTGCTCTCTGCATCTGGCTTTGGTCGGCGGTGATGCAGAGGGCTTTTTCTTATGCTCGAATCAGTTTCCTGTCTTGCATAGCCGTATCATATAGTATCTAACGGTAGATATCAATAGGCGGAAGAAATAAATCTAACGGTAGATATTTGTGGAATTTGTATCTACCGTTAGATTTTAAGGCGTGATATAATTATTTCAAAAACTGAAAGGAGCATCTGATGGGAGAGAAAACCGAAGCGCAAAAAAAGGCTCAGCAGAAATATATGGAAAAGTTTGTCCGCGTGGAGATCAGAATGGATGCTGAAAAGAGAGAAATCATTCAAGCACACGCAGAAGCCCGCAGCGAGAGCGTGAACGGCTTTATCAACCGAGCCATAGACGAAGCCATAGAGCGCGACGAAAGCGCTCCTGCGGCGTCTGAGGGGCAAGGAGAGGGACAATAGAAGAGCGGAGGGCGATTCCTCCGCTCTTGCTGCATATATGTGGGGATGTTTTAAAGGTCGGATTTGAAATCCGAGCCTTGCGACGCATTAAGGGCCTCATTTGAAATGAGACCCTTGCAGTCGGCCAGATTAGGCGGGCCACTGCGCCGATTTGAAATCCGGGCAGTGAAGCTCACTTCGATTTGAGATCGAGGCGAGCCCACAATTTTCAATTTGGCTGCACAGAAGCATACAACGAACGGAGGAATTACAGCATATGTGTAAATGCAAGTATAGACATTGACAAAAGAAAGTGGTTGCTCATAAAATTTACAAATTTGTAATGATGCGGTATATTGACTTTGAATTATGAGTATGCTATTATCATGATACCAACAGTAAGTCTTGCGTAAGCGCCATTATCTAGGTAAGGGTCGTTATCCGGCCTCGCCCGCAAGCTATTGGTATCATGTAATAGAAGCGGGGAGGGGTGAAGGCCCGTCCCCGCTTTCTTTTGTTGGAGGGCGGACATGCAGTATCTATATATAGACGAATCGGGCTCCATGACAATCGATCATTTCAATGATTGGCCCTATTTTGTAATAGCAATTGTCCGTTGCGGTAATCCTGACAAGTTGAAAACGCTTTATAAGCGTTTCATAAAAAAGCATATGAATGAATTGCATGAGGCTGATACCAAAAGCCGCATGTTTCAAAATGAGAGATTTCATGAGTTAAAAGGCTCGGCGTTTACGCCGTCGTTAAAGAGTGAATTTGTTTCATACTTTGCAAGAGAAGGGACACTTGAGGTTTACTACATTGTTCTTGATAATGCCAGGATAGCGGAGCATGCAAAAGATTCAAAGAATCTGTATGCAAATAAGGCACGAGCTTTCAACTATGTGTTAAAATTAGCAATGGAGTACTTCGTAAAAAATGGCTATATGCCAGATGACACTTACTGTATTCAGTTAGATGAAAGAAATGAGAGAACAGGATCTCGACTCTTTCTGGGAGACTATCTCAATACAGAATTTCAGATGGAAAAAGTATTGTCTAATGATGTTATGGTTACTTACTTTGATTCCGCTAACAACAAAATAGTGCAGATTGCAGATGTATTTGCAAACCTGTACTATTCAAGGCTACTTACCGGTGGCTATGCAGATGAAATCGATACAATGAAAACAAACGGATGCCTAAAGAAGGTTTTTAAATTTCCATTGAAATGATAATGCCTTCCAAGTTCAACAATAATTCAACTCCATTACAAAAAGTTTAACTATTTTACTCGACGATATAAAACGATGATTTTGAAAAAGTGAGCAATATCAATACTTTGCGGGACGTTGCACTACGATAGCAAACACTTTGTTTGGAACTCATAACCCGGAGGCCGTAGGTTCGAGTCCTGCCTCCGCAACCATGGCGAGTGTTCTTATAGCATTTGAAAGGCTGTAAGAACACTCGCTTTTTATACAGCGAGTTCACAGGGGGCGTAGTTGACAACTACGCCTTTTCTTGTATTTACGGACACTTCCGGGATCGGCAGGGGCAGTACCGTTGGAATCTCAATCGTTCCGACGCAGTTATAGTGGATGCGAAGCCGCTGCTCCCATACGCCGTCGATCTTCTCAGCATTGAACACTTCAATCTTCTCAACCAGTTCGTTCAGCATCCGGGGCGTCAGTTTTCGCGCCCTGGTGTACTTGCGGACAAGACCGATAAACATATCCGTTGTCATGGAACGGCTGCTCTGCTTCTCTATCTCGGAGCGGAGCTTTTTTATTTTCTCTGCCAGTTCCTTCTGTTCGTCCTCATAGCGGCGGGACATCTTCGCAAAGCGGTCGTTGCTGAGCTTGCCGGAAACATTGTCCTCATAGATGCGCTCGAACAGGCCGTCCAGTTCATCGTCGCGGGCAAGGAGTGTTTTCAGCTCCTTTTCCTTTAGCTTGCGGTCTGTTTGTTCCGCCTGCTGGGAATGACCGATCACCGCTTTTACAAACTCGTCCTCATAGAGACTGGCGAATTTCGTTAAGCGTCGTATCTCTCCCAGCACCACTTCCTCCAGAAAGTCCACACGGACATAATGGGTAGAGGTAAAGGGCTGTAATTTTGCTATAATCAGTCATGTGCATAACCTCCTGTGCGTCCATGTATGTGTCATTTACACTTAAAATTATGCACTCCAGCGGGCAGAACCATACTCGATCCCGTGGCGATACTTCTTAGCGTTCTTGCCTTTCAGGTAGACCGCCATGCGAAGGATCACCGCACCGGCTATACCGATCAGAAGGTCCGTTGGCTGGAAACTGAGCCACGGGGAGGAAAGCGTTGCCGTGAAGCCGTCCCCGATAGAAAGTAACTTGTCGGAGAGGTCAGCACCGGGCGCAAGCCGGAAAGCCTGTGCCAGCTTATCGAAGGGATACACGAACAGAAGATACGGAAGGTTCAGCAAAAACATTTTTTTCATATTCAT